GGTTGCTGAGCTTTCTTTGACCAAGGACACCAAGTTGTGTAAAAAAACATAAACTTAGCCTGTTTGTCTTCCAATCCGTTGTTCTCCATTGGTGGAGGTGTTACGGACATTATAGATGCTCCTGGCATGATACCCCAAACAGTATAATATATTGCGATAGCTGCTACAACTACGACAAGAGTAATTCCAAAGGTTATTCCAATATTACTGTACTCCATCTTTACGAAACGACGGGTATAAAACTTTTACTGTTTCTTGCTCCCTTTTGTACCACGCACGATACGCTTCTTCTTTTGTGACAAGTGGTTCTCTGATAAGATGCCACGCAATTTGAAATGTCTGCCTTTCGGGTTCATAGGGTTTTGGGACAACTTTGTACCACTTTCCTTCGTATCTGACTGCTTGCATTTTTTAAAACAATTCAATCTATGCCAAAATAGTTTCCATTTTGAAATCGGTTGACTTAATTTTTCCCATTCGTCGATACTGTAATTATCATTCATGGATGAATTACATCTGGAGCAAATCGGTCTCAAGTTATTGATATCTGTAGCTCCTCCTTTGCTTTCGGGGATATTGTGACCAGATTGAAAATCAAAAACTGTAATTTTATTCTTACACCATTTTACGTAACACTTTGCTTCATATTTTTTACCGACATGAGTTAACCATACTTGCTCTCTCAAAGCTTTTGGAATTTTCTCTTTCATTTAAGTATTTTTTGGTTCAAAGAACTAAATGGAAATACAATGCCTTAATTGTAAAACTACACTTAAGGAACTGTTTTGTAAATGTATTTGTGGTAAAACTTTTATTCAGAGAGGTAAAATTAGAAGTACTTGTGGATTTACGCAGGGAAACCAACCAAACCAGCACCAACACCAAAGCCAGCACCAGTACGGGCAGAAGCACCTACAGAAGGAGCATAAATATCAAGGATAGCGAATGTGGCAAGAGCCGTGAGGGCGATCATACCAATTTCAGACATTTTCAAAGTCTTGCCAGGAAGAACGTAAGCAGCGATAGCTACTGCCAAACCTTCGAAGGCATACTTTACTACACGAGAGAGAACATCACCCATATCAAGACCGGGTACAGCAACTTTAGTTTCAGGCATTTTTATAAGTTTCTGTAGAGAAATTATTGGGCAAAGTAGTACACTACTGCCCCAATAACGAGGGCATGAACTATTGCATTTGTCCAAGTAACTTGTCCACCAAGAACCCACTTTTTGTTAGGTCCTGGAGGAATTGAAATTAAAACACCGGGTGCCAATAAAAATGCTGCCACCACGACAAGTCCAGTAGTTTGAATAGACGCCATTTATAATTAAGTAAATAATGAAAAGACATTATAAATTTCGTGTCTTGGTAGACGATGATGTTCAAAAAAAATATACTATACGAAATCCCTCTCAAATCGAATTCTTTGTAATTGTCTATTTGAACGATCCAGACGGATGGACATCTAAAGGTTACTCATTTGAACCGGTATCATCAAATGAAGATGTTCTTATAAGATTATCATCTCCGTCTACAGTTGAAAAACATTGTGGAGTTCCTTCCAATCTTTCATGTGCTGAATTAGGTGGAAAACATATGTATTTGAACGCTGATCGTTGGTTTCATGGATCAAAAGCAAGTAAACTTAAACTAGACGATTATCGTCAATATATGGTATCTCATGAAATAGGACATATACTTGGATTTGATCACAAGCAGTGTCCCTGTCCTGGTTGTAAAGCACCGATAATGATGCAGCAAACATTAGGAATAGGAAAATGTATTCCCAATACTAAGATAACAAATGACTGATACGGTAAAGAATTTTGTGAGTTTAATAACTCTTGTTTTCTTTTTTATTGGAAGTGGTCTTACTTTATATGGTATTTTTAGAACCAGTGAAATGAGTTCAAAAAATTTAGATGAAGCATTTATCATACCATCACAGGTGTTGAATGGATTAACAGTAATGTTTTTATTGTACTTAACTTCAACAAACACTACATTCAGTGCATCTTACAAATTGCTGATTATTTTCTTGCTTGTCAGTGGTATGATTATTGAAATTTATTTAACATCTTATGCTGATAGAAAGGCCGAATCTGTTGCTGCTTATGTATTCATTGTACTGAACTTCCTAATACGCGCATTCTTCTTAATAGATTTAGTTCAAAGTGAATGGGTTAAACCTTTTACGTCTCCAGTTAGACCTATTCAACAAGCTGTAAAGGAAACAGTTGTAAAGCCAGTCGAACAAGCAATTAAAGAGATGGTAAAGCCACAAGCACAGCCAAAATCTGAAGATGTTCAAGACGCAGCTAAAGAAATTGGAGATAAGTGGCAAAAGTTGAAAGATATTCTAAAGGCAAAGCCTGAAGGATTAGACCAGAAGAGTGAAAGTGAAGCATGGAACACAGTTATTAAACCCGCAAAGCAATCTGGTAGAAAAGATGTTGTAGCGGTTCTTAAAGAAGCAGCAGCTGTTATGAAAGATTCAGCTGGAAATCCTGTTCCAGTAAGTTCAGTCGATTCGGTCGGAGGTTCTCGTAAATAATTTTAAGATACAATGCTACTTATTGATAAATGCCTCGCGAGACACTCCCAAAAACTGAAGATGATGGAACAACCATTGATTATCTTGAAGAAGACCCAGAAATCCCCACTCAGAGATACTGTATTATTTCATTCATTTCACCTGAGAAGGTTATCAAGCAAAAGAATGAATTTATGACTGAAAAGTTTGTCGAATGGCTGGAGTATGACTGGAAAATTGAGGGATTGAACAATTTTGCAGCATTCTTGGCCAAGAAGTACAATCTTAAGGTTGATGATATGTTCAAGGATTTGGAGGAGTTCAAAAAGGTTCACAATGAAGCTATTCGCAAGACAGACATTCATGAAAAGTGGGAAGTCTTCTTGCTCAAGAACGAAAAGGACTTGGAATCCCAATTTACAGAAAAGGTTGAGTTCCGTACAAATGTTCGTGGTGTAAAGGTTCGTCGTGTGTTTGCTAATTTGGAAGAATGTCAAACTTTTGCCAAGGTTATGCAGAAGAGATATCCTAATGATAACCTTTACATTGGTAAGGTAGGCGCTTGGTTGCCTTGGGATCCTTCCGAACATATGATGCCTGAAGTTGAGTATGCTGAAAAGGAGTTGAACGAGTTGATGCGCAAGTATAAGGAGAACGAGGTGAACCGCGACATCTTCTTCGAGGAAGAGAAGGCTGAAAAGATCAAGCAACAACGCGAAGAAAATAAGAGACGTCAACAAAAAGCTTTGGAAGATGCTGGAGTTACAGATACTGCTGGCCTTTCAAACGCCATTTCCTCCAACGTTCATCCTGCAGAAGGTGGTGCTCCTCGTGATTTGTAAAAATCAAAAAATCAGTGGGCCCACCGATTAATTGAACTATAACTCATCCCTTTTATAGTATTGAATACCCCCGCTATTGAATTCTCCCTTCCAATTATGCCCCTCCTTCGCATAACCAATATATGATCATCTTAAATGATCTCTAATGAGTTTCATTACCATATTGCTAATATGTCGCACTACTTCCCTAACTCCTAAATAAGCTTGTATACAGCTTATCTGCTATAAACAAGTTTAAAATTAAAAAATACGTTTTTAAATCTTAATAAACACCTACCATAACATACCCGTCATGCTTCAGTCCACTGATCTTATGTAACATAGAATATGTATAATTACACTGTACACGAATTTCTTTTATAATTTCTGTTTGTTTTTTTATTTGTTTGTTTCGCATGTCTAAGTTTATAACAACGCTTTCATCAAGGTAATCTGTTTCAGTTAAACGATTTAATTCAATATATTCATCCATTAACTTTAACTCCAATTTGTTACAAAGATTAAACCAGTGCTCATACAGCATCAATTTTTCATCGATGGTGTATTCGTAAGTTTGGTCAGTCTTAGATGTTTTTGCTCCCATTTTTAATATGTGAAATTGTGTTATCAATTGAATTTGTTCTAAAAAAATACGTTTTTATTTCCCTTCTTTTCTTACATGAATCCATGGACTATTTGATTTTCTTACAGCTACTGGATCATATTCATCGGCAGCCAGCATAGCACTACTAAATGGTTTGTTGTCTACCCAAAGTGTATCGTCACAAAGCTTGAATGGTGGATGCTCAGATGCTTTATACCAAAACACCTGATCTTCTAATTTGTTGGACGATACGCCGTTGCAAATAACTAGACACTCATAATTTTCAGTACATTGGTCCATAAATTGACAAAACATTTCAAATGTAGGAAACATACCTGCATAGTTATCGTAAATACGCTTACGGTTATTGATCATAGTTTCACGAAGAATAAAAATAAAATCAACGTTTGTTCTCAAGTTTGGAGTAATACCAAGAGGATACTGCATAGTAATGATGGTCATCAAATCAATGTGACGACCGTTCATAAACACGTAACGAGTTGATTCTTCACGAATCCAAGTAGAATCGTACAAACAGTCGTCCAAAATTAAGAAAGCACGAGGATCCACATTAGAGTTACCGCCACTCTTATTCTTATCTTGGTTGCGATGTGTTTTTACAGCAAGTTGACGTTTAATCGTATTCATAACAATATCTGGCTTATATTTATCATGAATTAGCTTAGAAGGAACCATGTGCTGGAAAAATTCATTAGCTACTTCTGTTCCTGAAATAACAGTCCCTACAGGAAAACAGTTTTGAGTATGATACAAAATATCTTTTACCAAGAAAGACTTACCAGTATCCTTTTTACCAATAACTACAATCATTGGAGACTTTCGTGAATCAATTTCACACCTATCACGAATTGTCTCTATATTAAACTTTTTGATTTGAAAGTTCATCTTATTCATAAAAGAAGAATTTACACTCTGCGCACTTTTCGCGTTTTACGAGCAGCCTTCTTTTTACGATAAGTTTTACGACGTCCTTTTCCAAACTTTTTCCTATAAATATTTTCAGCCATTTTATTGATTTGATCTAATGTTAACCTACGACTTTGAACAGATGGTTTAGATACTAAATCTCTAGCTATTTTTGAAATTTTATACTTATCGTCAGCAGTTAATGGAGCTTGAGCAGCTGGAGCAGCTGTTGTAGTTGATAATGCTGATGTGATATCACTTTCAGTAACATTTGGTACGGGTTCATCAATTTCTGGTTTCGCTGTTGTAGGTTTTGGCATTGATGCAAATCTGGCTTCTGTACTAATTTCAGTAGGAGGAGTCGGCAGTGATTGTTTTGTTTCAAGAACACTGATTGCCATAGCCATTTCTAAAGCTTCATCTAATTGTTTCCTTTCATTAGCATTCTTTATTGGTTGAATAACTCTATCAAGTTCTTGGTAAAGAGCAGTATAATCAAATTTATCCTTTTCTTTAGTTGTTGTTCCTACAAACAGATTTTTAACTCTTGGATAATCTTCACATTCTTTCAACCCACCATCTTTTATCATTAAAAATAGTTTCCTAAATCTATCAATAAAGTCAATACGAGGTTCATTATAAGCATCATTCAAAACACTAACACCTACTAAATTGTCAAACAATTTTTGAAGTTTATCATATTGAGCAGGTTGTGGTGTTGAAATAGCAGACCTATAATTAAGACCTTTACCTATAAATCTTTTAATAGCTCCTAAGCAAGAATTAAATTTAGTATCCCCCTCTTTTAAAGGAGCTGGATTTCCAAATCCTAAAATCCCCGACTTATTTGGTTTTTCTATTCTTTCTGCGAGAGATTCTACAAACTTATCAATTGTAAGAATAACGCCCTTTAAAACGCGAGCATTATCTTCTTTTTTCTGATTACTAAGAGCCTGTTGCCCTTGCGATCTGACAGATGCTATTGTATTCATTATAATTGCGCAAAGTTTTTAGTTTTGGTTTAACATACCTTTATAATATGGTCAAACGTAAACAACCCACAAGCAGCGATTTAAAAGCATCCCCTATCGCTGTAACTCTTCAAAGATATAAAGACCTATCTACTCTTCAAACAACAGCAAAGACTTATTGGGGGCTTGAACATTTGCAACCATTCTTTCCTCCAATTGAATGCCTTTTTAAAACCGAAAACTTAAATTTTTCAAATGAGTATGGGATTAAGTTTAGTAATCAAATTTCGTCTGTTCTTCCTTCAAAAGATGAAATTATGGTAAACGGAAAAAAACATAAAGTTCATGTGAAAAAAACTATGCTATTAAGCCCATTCAAATGGATGCAGGGAGATTATGGTACTTCGTTAGGTCTTCCGACAAGCACAGAACAATCTTCTGCTATTCAATCAAAGCTTCAAAATCCAAATAACGCTGCTTATGTCGGTGCCCTAATTTCTTCAGTTCTTTCCGAATCGGGTTGTCAGCATTTTCCAAAAGTTTATGGTGTTTTTACTGGAGTTTCACAAAACCATACTATTGATATTTCGGATGATTATGAAGATTTGTGTGAAAGATCTTGGTTTGCTCAAAATATAGGAAAGACATTTGAACTAAAATTGGTAGATCACCTAAATGGTGGGTTCTCTCATACCCGTTCAGCAAGAATTAGTTTACAGTTAGGAGAAGAAATTGAACTTGGAAATGTTGAAGAACTTGAAACTGAAAATGTTGATTCTGGAATGGCTGATTTAAAAATTATTTCATCTGAAATTGATGACGCATCTTCTGAAACATCTAACGATACTTCTATTTCAACTTCTTATATTTTTAATATCGAATCATGTGATTGCGATGAAGAAGACCGAGAAATAATGGAAGAAGAACCTGAATCTGGAGACTCATTTGCCTGGGCTACGTTTAGTAATGTTCCCGTTCAAATAACCATCATGGAACAATGTACTGGAACATTGTTTGAATTGATGACTAAAGAAACAGAAACAGAAAAACAGCTTGCTTGGTTAACTCAAGTTATGTTTGCTTTAGCTTATGCTCAACGTAATTTTGGATTTGTTCATAATGATCTTCATTCAAATAATATTATGTATGTGCCAACTGAGAAAGAATACCTGTACTATAATTTAGCAGGTACTCTGTATAAGGTTCCAACTTATGGATATTTAATTAAGATTATTGATTTTGAAAGAGGACTTTCTTCAATTAGAATTACTGGAATGAAGGATTCCAAGTTTTTTATGAGTGATCATTTTTCAGTAAATGATGAAGCAGGTGGACAATATAATTATCAACCCTTTTATAATCCAAAGTTTAAAGAAGTAAAACCCAATCCATCATTTGATTTGGTAAGATTGGCAACCTCATTATTTTGGGATTTCTTTCCAGAAGGCCCATCATCTGAAGAATACTCGAGAAATCCTGTGTTTATGTTGTTTAAGAAATGGTTAACTCTTGAAGATGGTACTTCTATTCTGTTTGGAAAGGAAGATCCTCGTCATGATCGTTACCACGGATTTACTCTTTATAAGGCCATAGCTCGTTATTGTAAAGATACAGCAATTCCTAAAAAAGAACTGGTGAATCTAAAAATGTTTTATGAAGTACAATCGGTGCCTCTTGAAGAAACAGCATTAAACATTGATGCTTAAAATGGATTTATTGGGTAATAAAAATTTTAATTAAAAAGAATGAAGTTTAAATCTATTACCGATCAGTGGAAACATTTTGGCAATCATTATGGATACCCAAAATGTTGTATAGATGGATTTTGTAATGAAGCAATTACTAGAAGTCAACGAAAGGCAAGCAACCATTCTGGATTTATTCCATGTAAGAAACATTCAAAATTGATAAATTTAAGAAAAATTACATTGAAATCTTTAATTAAGAATCGTGAGTGTGAAAATCATTTTAAGTTTTAGAAACTTGGACTGCCTACGAACATATCTTGAGCTGAAGCAGCGGTTTCACTTACAGTTTTTGCAACTTCAGAAACACTAGTCACATCTGCAGTTGAAGCAAACACAACTCCAGATGTTACGATACCACTAAACAAACTGAGCTTGAGAGCGTCTTCCCAAACGATAGGCTCTTTTTTAGATCGTCTTTCCAAAGCGTATACAATAAAGGATACCAGGGCAACCGCAATCGAAGCTATTATCATCATCATTTGTTTGGTCTTTCCGTTAAAACTTTAAAGGTTTAGAACGAGCGATTCACCGGAGCTTGCCTTACTTTCGATTTCTTTTAAAGGATCCACCTCCTCTTGCTTTATTTCTGGAAGTGTCGCTTGCTGAGGTTTATCAAGATCTTCTACTTCTATAGTTCCAGCTTCCTCAGAAAGAGCAAGTTTTGGAGGAGGAGCTTCTTCATCATCTTCTTCATCTTCACTATCTTCAGTTTCTTCTTCAAATGTAACTGCTTTCATAGAAGGTTCTTGCTGTGCAACCACTGGAACATCTGTGGGAGTCTCAACAAAATACTTCTTTGCGATGGCTTCCCAAGGCAAGAAAGCACGAATAACTTGCTCCATACATTCTGAAATAATCTTCTCAATCTCTTGACGATTGCGTGCTTGCTGTTCAGAGCTTACTCCATACGTTCTAAAAAGGTAAGCCACTTGCCAAAGCTTTCTGGCAGAATGCTTATAAAGTTCATGAATAAACTTGGCTACAGAAGGTCTTTCAAATTCAATCTTAATATGACTCGACTCTCCACGATAATGGAGAGACGCAAATGATTTCATATAAGCAATGAATACACCCATAATTAGGTCATCTAGATAACCACATTTAGAAACTTTAATGATTCTTTCAACTTCAGTTGTTAGTGTAGTGTCTGACCATTCAGGGATGCGAGTCAGCATATTTTGAAATGTTCTTAATACTTGATCTTGTTGGCCATTGCGTTCACATAGTTCTTTTGATGATGTATAAATACTCCAAAATCCTTCTGAAATTGGAGGAACCACTAATCCCCCTAAATGTTCTCGAAGATGAACTTTTGCAAATTCTGTATCACCCATTTGTTCAAACACATCGTCTCAAAATTAAAAAGAACAACGCAAAATGGATTCTTTAGATCCAAATTATTTGGATATCACAACCATTACAATTATTAATATCAAAATGAACTACACAATCGAGAGTATTCAAGGTGTTATCACTCAGCTTGCTGAGTTGAGCGATCGCATTACTCAAACCCAATACCAACGGGTGGATTCTTTGTTAGCGACTGAAAGGATGAAAGGCCGTATTAAGGCTATAGAACGTGAAATTATACAAAGGCAAAAGACGCCTGAGAATTACCCAATTGGAGCAGGAGCTGGTACAATTGAGGATTGTAAAAAAGAAATAGATCAACTTAGGAAGGATATAGAAGAAGAAGACACATTTTCAAGCAATCTTGACCAAACATTTGAAGATCTACAAGAAGATAAAGATCAGTATGAACTGATTATCAAAGAATCTTACGATCTCGCAACTCTTCTTGAACAGAGAAGAAACATTGGAAAAGAAATGTCAAGAGAATTTCGTCTTCAGAAGGAGTCTTATGATCTTCAAAAAGAAAGATATGAATTGTGTAAGCGTAGACTTGGATTTAGTCGTGAAGACAGAATGTTCATTGATGAACACAAACAAAAGGTCTATGAGCACAAGCAAAATTGGATCAATCTTTGCGACCAACGCGAGATACTCTGTAATTTGATACATGTATTGGATCCTGAAGATCAGGATCCTGGATTTGATGAACAAGAAGACATTGATGTAGCATCAATGGAGAATCAGGAATATTAAAAAACAAAAATAAAAAAAACAAAAATAAAAAAAACAAAAATAAAAAAAACAAAAATAAAAAAACAAAAATAAAAAAATTTTTATTAAAAATGAATTTTTTTGTTTCAAATATGAGGAATAGTGGGAACTCGACTAATTATAAAAGTAGGGTGAAGGTAACGAAGCCTTCCAGGGGTCATACGTATTCGGTATAAAAAAGAAGAAGGTAGTTGATCATGTCCCACGGCGGGGTGGAGCCGTGTTATTATCATAAATTACATACGGAAAGTATTTTTCCATTTAAGAAAAAATGGAATTTTTTAATTCTTTTTATAGAAATACCAAATAGAAAAATGGCAGAAGCACAAATTTGCGTAGCAATTAAAACAAACGGTGACCGTTGTACACGAAGAGCGACCAACGAACAACGTTGTAGAATGCATGAGAGATCATTACATAATACTGGTCCGCATATGACAGCACTTAACGAATTGAAATATACTCAAAAGAAGGCTATGAAAGAGTTGCGTGGCAGATGGCGCGCAAGAATAGACGCTGAAGCTGATCGTATTCGCCAACAAGATTTAATGGAAGATTTTGAGCATGAACAAGAAACTTTACATGTTCAGCAGGGAAGAGAGATGGATCTTCTTCGTCGTAGACAACGAGAAGAGGTTCAAAGAAATGGTGTAGATCCAGATGCTGAAGCAAGAGAAAGAGCCAGACAAAGACAACAACAAAGAGATGAAGAATGGAGAAGAGAAATTGATGAAGCAAGAGCTAGAGTAGCAAGAGAAGACCAAGCTGATGAAGCTGTAAGACAGCGGGCCAGAGATATGTTACGAGATATAATTAATCGTGATAATCAGGATAGAGCACAACAACTTGCTAACAGAGAGTTGGCAAGGTTTGCAGCAGATAACCAAAATGTTCATACAAGTCAAGCAGTGAATATGACTAAGGATATGGTTCAACTCATTCTTACAATACCAGTGCCTGAAGAGTACAGATGGAATATGAATGAGTGTTCAAAAACACCAGGAGATATTATCATGACTTGTAAGCTAACACCAAAGGCAGCATGGCAAATGTCTGCTAAGTATTGTCAAGATGAATCAATTTATGAAATGGGAAAAGGTATTTATGGTAAAGTTTTAGATGGTGTATGGCAGTTTATATTAGGATCACCAGACAAAGCAGATATATGTGCCTGTCTGAAGCAAGAAATGGAGGACAACATTGGTATGTGTGCTCAGGGTAACTTAAGTAGGTTATGTAACATTCTTGCTGGATATATGGAAGGAATTGGTTCTCAGGAATCAACATCGGAAATTCTTGGTAGATTGATGCCTAAGCTTATGGAGATTGAAGACTTGCCAAAGAGGCTTGAAGAGGCTCATAAAATTTTAAAAATAAACAGAGTGCCAGAATCACAATGGGAATCATGGTTGAGTCCTATTGTATCGGATCAAGATGATGAAATGGTAGTTAGATTTCTAAGAGATGATGCAGAACAAATTATTGGACTTGTAGCGGTTACTGTTTAAGTATACATGTGAATCCAAGTTTCGGGTTCTTTAGGATTTAAATCACCTAATAATATTTTTAACACATTTTGATTAATCGTTAAAGGAAATTGAAGATCCATATAAAAAGGATACTCTTTCATAGATTCATCGTAGGATACTCGCAGCATATTCAAACGAGTCATCAAACTTTCAACAGTCCTGATTAAAGTACGAACACCTTTTTCTTGGTTAGAAAATTCGTGTATCATATACTGCATCCCTTCATCAGTAAGTACTAAATCTTTTTCATCAAACTTCAATCGTTCTAAAAGCTGTGGCCAAACGTAGCCTTTCAATATTTCTTTTTTGTCTTTTTCATTGTATCCATCACATTGTATTACTGTCATACGATCACGCAGGATAGGATGTACTCTATCTATATCATTTAATGAAAAGACAAATAAGCATTGAGATAAATCAAGTTCAACTCCAGAAAAGTAACGATCATGAAATTCTGAATTTTGTGAACGGTCTGTCATATGAATCATCATACTTACAATTTCTTCACCATGAGGTGTAGTTGAAATCTTATCAAGCTCATCGAAGTAGAATACTGGATTCATGGTACCAGCATGCATAAGAGCATCAGCGATTCTTCCCCATATAGAACCTTCATATGTATATGAGTGTCCTACAAAGTTTGAAACATCAGAAGCTCCTCCTAAACTAAAAAATTGAAATGGTCTATTCAAAACTTTTGCGATTGCGTTTTTAGCAAATGAAGTTTTACCAACACCCATTGGACCTTTCAAAGCAATAACGTTACCAACAGAATTAGGATTAACAATCCATTGAGCTAATATTTGCATAATTTGTGTTTTAGCCCCATTCATGCCATAAATAGATTTGTCCATAGTAAGACGAGCATCTCTCATAAAAGTGGTACACTTATCACGCCCATCAGTAAATTTTACTGGTAATGGAGTTGTCTTACCAAAAGGTATACGAAGAAACCCATCGATCCAATTTTTGAGTTTATAAGATTCTCCACTATCTGGAGGCATGTCTGATAGTGCTGTAATCTTTTTAAGTATTTGGGATTTGGAATAATCACTGATGGGAAGCTCTAAAATTCTAAATTTGTAAGGAACTTCGCCATCTTCAAATCCTAACTTTGAAATGCGAGACATGACTTCAAATAGTTCTTTTTGCTTTTTGGAGTTCAATGAATTGTAATATTTAATTTCAGCTTGACTTAATTTGATAGGTATTTTATCTTTCCCTTTCTTTGCTGCTCCACGTTTAGGTTTCTCTTCTTCTTCCTCTTCTTCTATTTTTCCGACATATTTGTTCAACAAATAATTAATAAATTCATCATTGTTAGTTTCCTCTTCCTCTTCACTTTCAGATTCTTCTTCATATGCAGATACGTTGGCATGAAAGTGTATGTTAACAGATACAGGCTGTTGTTCGGGAATATAATCAGATTCATCGTCAGAATCGGAATACAAAGTATCATCATCTATCCATAAAACTTCTTCTTCTGGATCAAACTTCTTCTTTTTCTGTTTGTTATCATTTGGTGGTTCTGATCCAGAAGATAACTTTCTTTTTCTTAATTCATATCTTGTTCTTCTGGAATCTTGACCCTTGTCAGCTGAATCCTCAGAAGCATCCCTATCTTTTGCATTTTCTCGCGATGTCCGTTTTGTCATCCCTTGCTTGTTATAGAAATTATTTCTTCAATCATTTTCCATACAGATGATTAATGGAAACTGCTATTGAAAAAGTAGCACAAATTGCTCAGGAACAAATAGATAAAGAAAATGCTACAAATCCTGTAGTAAAAACAGCAATATCAATTGTTGAGCATTTTGTTAAAACACATCGGGTGATGTGTTATGGTGGCACTGCTATAAATAATCTTCTTCCAAATGAGGACAGATTTTATGATCCTGAAAAGGATATACCTGACTATGATTTCTTTTCAGAAACCCCACAACTACACGCAGCAGAGTTGGCTGATTTTCTTACAAATGAAGGATTCAAAAGTGTGGAAGTCAAACCAGGTGTTCACTTGGGTACATTCAAAGTATTTTCAGATTATATTGGTATTGCTGATATTTCTCATCTTGATAAACCTATTTTTGAAAAGCTTTGGAAAAATAGTATAGAAAAGGAAAGTATTCACTATGTGCCTCCTAACTTTTTGAGAATGTCGATCTACTTGGAACTTTCAAGACCTAAGGGTGATGTATCTCGATGGAAAAAGGTATACTCTCGTCTAATGTTGCTGAATAAACATTATGCTGTAGAATGTCCATCGACAGATGAAAAGATGAATGATGTATACCTTACACCAGAAATCAAAGATGATATTGAAAAATTTTTAATTAAGGAAACAATTGTTTTGCTTGGATTCAATGCTTCTATACTTCAGCACAAACCAACTGATAAATGGATATTGCCATTGGATGTTTTAGTAACTCCTGAAAAGAGAGAAGAAACTAGTAAAAAGTTTTTGGATATATTTGAACCCAAATTAGGTTTCAAATTAATAGTAAAAGATTATCCAAAATATGGTGAACTTATTGCCGCACATACAGATATTGATGATCCAAAATCTGGTAAGACTGTGATTAGAATTTATGAAACAGACGCATGTCACAGTTACCATAAAGCACCTTCTGGATTAATGATAGCATCAATTCCCACACTTCTTCAATTCTTCTTTGCTATTCTGTATGCACCTGAGCATTTCTTAGAAGAACAACCAGAACAACGATTTCTTTGTACTGCTCAGCGTTTAGTCGAAATGGCAAATGATAATCTTCCAAGACGTTATAAGTTACTGACTCCAATTACCTGTTTAGGAAAACAGAAGTCATTAGTTGATATGAGAATTGAAAAGTCAAAGATGTATGAGCAGTTATCTAAAAATAAATCATCTCCAGAATTTTTGGAATATTTCTTTACGTATGTCCCTACATCAATGGATAGAACAAGACGTCGCAAAGTAAGAGATCAATTAAAAAGACTTAAGACCCACCGACAACCCCGCTATTAAACGCAGCACCATCACAAGAACCACACTTAAACTTACCATACAAATATGTTAACCTAAACCCGGTACCATATTTGAGCCATGGATCGGTTGTAGCTTTATTGCCAGTATTTTGAGTACTATAAGAATAGTAACTACGTTTTTCCTTCAATTGACGTGTCCAGTCTGACGCATCACGGAGAGAATCGGCATCATAAGCATAACCTGCTGATATAGCAGTTGTATTACCACCTTGAGAAGAACTCATTTATAATACAATAAGCAAAGATGTTTAGCAGAAAGAAAACATTTTTAATAGTAGCTATTTTTTTGATAGGATGGACAGTTTATATGTTTGCGAATAGAGAGCACTTTGTTCGCGAACACTTAACAAATAAAAATCCAACTTTGTTCAGTCTTCAAAAAGACTTGGAAGAAACGAACAAGAAACTCGATGAACTGAATACCGATTACCAAAATTTAAAACAACAAGGGCAAGCTCAAACATCTCAAGCTGCTGCGGCTATGGCAGCTTTAAAATCTATTCCTTCAGGAAGTCCTAATACTATTATACCCACTCGTTAACGTCCAGTCCACCAAGTAATATCGTAATAAGGAGGTTGAACATCACTCTTATCTAATTCTGGTGGACTTCCCATAATTGCTTTTACATCTGCTCCTTGCAAGAAGTAGTTGTAATAGTTCAATGATGATATACTTCCATCAAATCCTCCTCCGACCCCTACATGAACAGTACTAGGATTTTGGCGAGGCAATTGAGCAATAGAATGATGTGTATGAATGATACCATTAATATAAACATCAATTGAATCCTGATCTACAGCCACAGCAAGATGGAACCATTTCTTTGCCGATAAGTTAGAAACTACCACAACTTCTCGTGATCCAAATGTATCAACCTTTACTAACAACGAATTAGTATTTGCGTCTAAGAAAACGCCGGGACACATAGACGACAGATCAGTAGGACCTTTAATGAAGATTACTTTTTCTTGCCCATATCTATACGAAAAATCGTCAACCTTTATCCATGCAGCGTAAGAGAACGTTAATCCTTCCGCTTGATTAACTGATGTTGGGATACTGACACCACTGTCAAATTGCTTTTTACCATCAATAGCACTACCTACAAGATTATTAGATGTAGAAGAAACACCGATAGATCTTCCATATTTATAAAGTAAAAATAGAACGACAACTGTCACTAATACAGTTAATAGAGTTGATACAATATCCATTACTTTTAAAATGGATTAATTAACTGCCTCGAATAAACTTTCAAATAATGAACATATTCTTCCTGTCTTTTGATCCCAGAGAGGCAGCAAGGTTACATTGCGATAAACATGTTGTAAAAATGATTTTAGAGTCTACACAACTTTTATATTCATCTCATTGGGTACTTAATCCCGAAGATCTCCCAGAGAATGCCTACAAGTTAGCTCATAAGAACCACCCATGCGCAATTTGGGTTCGAACAAGTTTGACAAACTATATGTGGTTGGCTTCATTGGCTTGGTGGCTCTGCAAAGAGTACCAATATCGTTACGGTGAACAAAAGGTTCATAAATCTGAAGCTCATATTGTTTGGCTCTTGAATAATCCTCCTAAACTACTTCCGTTTACAAATTTCACTAATCCAGCACTAGCAATGCCTGATGAGTACAAGGATGAAGATCCTGTTAAGGCATATAAGACATATTACATTGAATCAAAATTGAAACAGCGAGGCATCGTAAAATATACAAAAAGAGAATGGCCTGAATTTCTTATTTATCAAAAAGTATATTGCTGAACTTGCTTACCTGCTGTATCGTAAACTCCAAATTTAACAGAATATCCGGAAAGATTAGAACTTGATGGACCAGTAGACGAAGAACATGATGAACCGGCTGAATAGAACGTCATAGCATCTGAAGGAGTAAGCATACGAGCATAATGATACAGGTTACACATGTA